TTAAAAATTCACAAAAGCGGTATACTTGTCAGCTGTCCCTTTACGTTGCTCTGCCGTCACTGAGGTATAGATATTAAGCGTGATTTTTACATCTGAGTGCCCGAGTTGCGCTTGTAGCTCTTTAATCGGCATACCTCCCTGAGCTGCCAAGGTAGCGTAGGTGTGGCGGAAGCCGTGCAAAGTGATCTGATGTAAGCCAATTTCATCAGCCAATTTATTAGCTTTGAGGGAAAGGCCACTTGATTGTAAAAGTTTATTTTTTTTGGTTGTAAAAATTAGCTGATTTTTATCCAAAGTGTTAAAGCCGTTACTTAGTAGCCACTTAGCCTGCTTAGCACGCCACTCTTTTAAGACCTCCACCGTGTTGCTATCGATGTAAGCCTTACGGACACTTGCCACAGTTTTGGGCGGATTGATCACGGGCTGATTATTTAAGTCAGTGGCCTCCGTTTTAGTGACGTCCACATACCCCTCTTTAAAGTTGATGTCTGACCAGGTCAAGGCCAGTGCCTCGCCCTTGCGCAATCCTGAAAAAGCTAGTAGTCTAAAGAAAGTATAAGACTTAAAGTCGAGTGTTTTTTCAGCACTTTTTAGGAAAGTCCGAAGCTCGTCACGCGTGTAGAAGTTGGCCGAGTTATCGGCTTTTTTTATACGTGGCATGATAATTGCCTCAGTCGGTACACTATCGATCAGCTGAAGGTTGCGAGCATAACGTAAAATACGCTGCAATAAGCCGATCCACTTATTAAAAGTGACTGCCTCTTTGCTCCAGGAATTGACCGCACGCTGACAATCTAAAGTAGTGATGTCAGCAATTTTTTTATGCCCCAAAAACGGTAAAATATGTTTTTCCAGCATGATTTCAGTTAATTTGAAAGTCGACTCACGGACAGTGAGTTGGTAGGACTCAAGCCACATGTCCGCAAGTTCTTTAAAAGTGATATCACTAGCCTGGCTATATCCACCAGTATGGATTTGCTTTTCAAGCTCGTCCGCAGCGATTTTAGCATCACGCTTAGTCGCAAAGCCGGACTTTGACTTGAAGCGTTTTTTGCCAGTCAGTGGATCAGTGATACATACCTGATACCGCCATCTATAACCTTTTTTAGTTGTATATTTTTTAAAAGTTGCCATTATAAAACCTCCTAAACGGAAGCAAGAAAGACGTGGCAACAGCCGCAGCTTTTAAAGACATCAGGGCGTTGGTCATGAACTATCTGGAAATTCCGAATAGTTGACTGTTGCATAAAATGCAATAGTCATAAAAAATGCCTTCCATTCCACGCTAGGTAGAACAAAAGGCATTTCCCGCAACAGTCCCCGTAGGGATCCTGATGCTAGCTCCATACATATTCTACCATAATGTGGGCTTAATTTTTTTACAGTAAAGAAACTAGGATACTTACTACACCAGCTATAGCAGAAATTCCTCCGATTATGATTGTTCCCCAAAAGAAGCGCCTGTTTTCTTTTTGCTGATTAGTTTGGTACTCTCTTTCTTTTAATAGGGCATTCTCAATTATCATAGGAATATTTTTCTCTAGATTGTCAAGTCGATGATTAATGACTTCAAACTTAGCATCAATCTTAGTATTTAGTTTTTCTAACTCAGCTTGAGTTTTTGACTCGGATACCTTTAGTTCTGGATGTGTTACGTAATCGTTGTTCATGTTCCCTCCACCTCCGTCACCATCTTTATAATTATTATATTCCATAAGGTTGGAAACATTCGAGCCAACAATTAGATTTCTATTTTTTTGTGAATTATATGGTGTAGGAATAGGCTTGACCATTAATCATCCTCCAATTTAAGCGGAACGGTAGTTTTAAAGAAGATCCCTGATTCAACTGCCATAGCAACTCCCATTTCACCAGGATGCTTATCTGTATTGGAAATTTTTATATTGATATTAGGGTACTTCAGTTCATTGTTTTCTACTAAGATGTTTCGATCAATTTTAATGCCTGCTGTAATATCAGCAAGACCAGAATGATTAGGTATTTCGACATAAGCCTGATATAAATATATTTCTCTATTTCCCATTCCAGTCGTGATGGTTGTGTAAAATAGCCTATCTGTAATATTTTGATGTTCATCAAATTTAGGCAAAATAACAAAATTGGCATATGCTTTTATTCCCTCATTAGTAACCCTAATGTAAGGAGTGAGTTCACTCGGATCTGAATTTTTTATCGTAAGTGTAAACAACGATGGGCCTGACGGATACATTATGAGTCCTCCTAACTACAATTTATTTTCTCTAAAAAATACACACCGCTACAAAATGTTGGTATAGTAGGGCTGGTTTATTTTCTCTGAAAAATACACTAAATAATAACCTTGAAACCGTCGTCAGGATTGACCATGATGTCGGCGAGCTTGCTATTATTTAAGTATTGCTTCAGCTAATGCTTTTTGAATTTCGTTGATATGCTTATCTTTTCTGAATTGCAGAGATTGCACAGGTTCGGGTGCTCCAGAAATCCAGATTTTTAGCTCAGCATCTAGGTCAAAGTGACCAGCAGTTTCAACGCTAAAGCGTGAAATACTCTTATACGGAAAAGTCTTATAATCAACTTTCTTTCCTGTTACACCTTGTTTATCGACAATAATTAGGCGATAGTCAGTGAAAACAATTAAATCACGAACTAACTTATACGCTAAATTAATTGATTCTCCTTCAATCAAAACAGGCTCTAACTCTTTTGCTACCTGTTCATGATTTGCATCGGTAGCATTTCCCATAATTCCATTAAGTAAACTCATAAAAATTACCTCTTTCTTTAATTCAGTAACAATTACCATTGCTGGTTTTGGTCATAATCAGGGAAGTCCTCTTGACCGTTGTCCCAGGCATCGTCCCGCTGAGAAGACCAGTTTTTAAAGTTCTGCGTTTCATTACCATTGGAATCGACTATACCTTGTTCTTTAAGCCATTCATCCTGTCCTTTTACCCAGTCATCTGAATTGCCGTAAACATCTGATCCAGGAGCATGATCTTGACCAGGCATTACAGCATTACCTTTGGGATCGTAGCCACGTTGGCGATTGATTTCTCCTTGGGTTGGTTGCTGTTGACTTTGTTGAGCTTGAGACTGTTGCTGAGCTGCGGAGCTACTACTTGCCTGAGCTTGTTTCTCACTTTCCTGCTTAGCTTTAATGGATGAAGCTTTTTTACGACTTTCTTGCGCTTTTTTCTCACTAGCTTTTTTAGCTTTCAGTGATTCCTTTTTCTTCAAACTAATTGATTCAGCCTTTTTATCAGTCTTTGCTTGACTATTATTCCCACACCCTGCAAGCAATAGGGTAGATAACAAGGCAATACTTACTATCTTTACTTTTTTCATTTCCATATTTCTCCAAACTAACTAAATAACCACCAATCCAATAACTTTGAATTCGTCGTCAAGTGTGCTTTTTTTGTTGCTCTTTCCATTCTTCCTCTATAAAAGATAAAACACGCTGAAAATGTTTCTCATCTAATTTACGAATGAGCGTTAACGGATCTGGTTTACTTTGAGCAAATCGCAAATCGAGCTGTGAAGGTTCGACATCAAAGTAATTGGCTATCTTGAGTAAATTTTCTTTATTAGGGAGGGATGTTCCTTTTACATAACCCGTAAGAGTGCTCTTAGGAATCCCAAGATCATTATGCAGGTCAATCTGTTTTACATTATTTGCTACTAATAATGTATTTAACTTGGCAGAAAAGAAATTTTTATTTCCAATAGCTTGTGGCGATTCTTCAGTAACTAGAGCCGATATAGAAGTATCGAAGAATTCAGCGATTCTTTCTAGTTTTGATGCCCTAGGGTATGTTTTTCCTTTTAACCAATCCAGTACAGTAGTGTATTTAAAACCTGTTCTAATAGAAAAATCTTTTGCATTGATCCGTTGATCATTTAATAGTTGTCTTAAGTTCTTCGCAAATATCTTTTTACTATCCATTAATTAACCTCGTATCTAGCATATTCCTCCGCCACTTGATCACTTAGCTTGCTTGGAATCGCGAAGCATGACATGAAACGGTAGGGTTCGCTGATGTCGACGTCATGAGTTTCTGCCCATTCTTTTAGTATCTGAAAGGCGACAGCATTTGCATCATGTTCGGCCTTGCTATCGGCGGCCGATGTTAATAGGTAGTGACCATTGTCACCGTTCATAACATGACCAATCTCATGAGCCATTGAGAAGGGAATCTCATTTTTATATTTCCAGTTCAGATTAATCACGATGTTTTTGGGATTGGCTAATGCAAACGAGGGACAATCAGGCGACAAGTCTGTACTCATTGTCACGCCGATACCATGGTCAAAAGCATAGTTTGCTAACCATGAAATAATATCGTCCATAAAATCACCCCTGTAGTCGTTTTAGCAAGTCGTTGATTAGCTCACGGTCTTGGTCAGGGATCTGTTTTCCTTGATATGTAAGTAAAGCGTCCATATCTGCCAAATCAACTGAATTACTATCTTTTTCTTTTTTCTCCTCAGGGCGTCCCAGCAAGTAGTCGGTGGTCACACCGAAGTAGTCGGCGAGATTAGCCACAGCCGAGCTAGCGGGCTCAGCCTTGCCAGTTTCCCAGGCGGTAATAGTAGTCTGAGTTACCCCTATAATTTTGGCGAGTTCTGATTGAGACATCTTTTTTTGTTTTCTTAAATCTCTAATTCTTTGCCCTATCATAGTTTTTTCTCCTTATTTTTATTAAGTTTGCTTACTTAAATAATAGCATTGCTTAATATTTAAGTTAAATAAAAACCACGTTTTAGCAAAAAAATTAATAAAAGTTATTGACTTATTAAGTTAACTTAGTATAATAGAGTATGTAAGGTTGATTGATACCTTACAAATCTAAGAAAGGAGAAGGGCCATGAAAAAAGTACAAAAAAAGAAGAGGTCTTTTAAAGACTTCTTCCTCAAAATTGAATTGAAATTTTTCCCAGAAATTTCGTTCAAAATAGAGTTTGGATTTAAGCGTTAATCAAACTCAACTAAAGAAAGGGGTAATAACCCTTATCTTTAGTGTACATTTTATCATGGTAGGTCAAAAAAATGAACTGGAAGAAACTTTTATTAGGTAAGGTTAATTACACAAAGACCACTGACAACGGTAAGTATAACGTTAAAATCGACATTCAAGGTGGGATCTTATCAGTGGTTACAATCATCGCTTTGATAGCATGGTTGATTCATATTTTATAAGAGAGGACTGAATAAGTTGGATAGTCTTAAAGTTTTACGAGTGAGAAAAAACATATCTCAGCAAGAACTAGGAGAAGCTTTGGGAGTTTCGCAGATTACCATTTCATCATGGGAACAAGGAAAGACAAATCCTAGCAGTAAAAATGTATATGAGTTGGCAAAATTTTATAAGGTTGAGCCAACCGTTATTTTTAATGCAATTTTTAATCAATAAACTTAATAAAATTAAAGCTTATCGGCACGTTTTATTAATTTAAATGATAAGGAGGCTACACAATGAAAGATCTAAAAGTATTCAACTTCGATAATCAAGAAGTTAGAACGCTACTTATTGATGATGAACCTCACTTTGTGGGTAAGGATGTTGCAACAATTTTAGGGTATACGAATCCTCAAAAGGCGATTAGAGATCATGTTGATGAAGAAGATAAAACGGTGAACAAAACGTTCACCGTCAATGGCACAAGCCCTATTTTAATCAACGAATCAGGACTATACAGCCTGATCCTGAGTTCTAAGCTCCCAACCGCTAAGAAGTTCAAGCGCTGGGTGACAAGCGAAGTTTTACCAGCGATCAGGAAGCACGGGGTGTATATGACGCCTAAAACGATTGAAGAGATCTTGGATAATCCTGATGCGATCATTCAATTAGCAACAAATTTCAAGAGGGAACGAGAAGGGCGCCTGATTGCTGAGCAACGAGTAAATGAGTTGACACCAAAGGCAAGCTATTACGATAAGGTGCTGGCTAACAAGTCGCTGGTCACGATTACAGCGATTGCTAAGGATTATGGCATGAGTGGTCAGAGAATGAATGCTTTGCTCCATAAGCTGGGGGTTCAGTACAAGCAGGGTAAGACTTGGCTACTGTATGCCAAGTATCAAAAGAATGGTTGGACGCACTCAGAAACAGTGATGATTACAGATCGTTACGGCAATGAAAAAGCGGTATTGAATACCAAGTGGACCCAAAAGGGGCGCTTAGGATTGTACGAACTACTAAAAGACAATGGAATCCTACCACTAATTGAGCAAGACGATGACGTGGCATAGGAGGTGTGAGGGATGAAAGACAAATGGAGAGATTTCTGCTTTTTGGCGACTGAGTCACTAGTGGTGCCAATTGTTGTGGCAATTATCGTATCCGTATTGGTTACCTTAGCAGTCCGCCGATTAGGGTTGTGATAAGTGAAGTGATGAAGGCAACGATTATTGGAATTAATACACTACGAAACCAAAAGCAAGAATTGGAGTGATGAAGAATGACTAGAGAAGAATACTTAAAAGTGTTTAAAAGAGAGAACAATGTGTCAGATTTGTTTGGAGCAGACTTTGCAAAGGTTGGGACCGAGATTGTCGATTTGTTAAAAGAAAAAGACTTAACGCACGATCAAGCGTACGCAAGTCTTCAGTATGCATATAACCTAATTAAATATGAATCTAATTTTTTGAAACTTTAATAAGGCTAACGGGTTCAAGCTCGAAATCTTTTTCTACGAGCAAGAAAGGAATTTTTATATCTGTACCTAAATAAGAAACGTTTAAAAGTCTATATTCTGGATCATCAATATTTTTTTCAATTGTATTAACAAAGTTGATCATTTCTTTCAATAAAGCATACGGGTGCTTATACAGACTATCAGGATGAGAATAAGGTTTATTGAGATAGTTATCGAAACAAACTCTCCTGATGTCAGCTGGAAAACTATCTGGGGTGTCAACATTAATTCTGTTATTAGTTGTTGATAGATCTGAGTGGATATGAGGTTTGAGGACATAGTAATCTTCATCAAAATTTAAAGTATCGGCGAAAAATAACTTGTTATTACATTTCCACAGAATTTTATAAGTTGGCATCTTGGCGCTTTTACGTTCTTCGAAAAACTCTTTAAATACGTTTATGGAGTATTCGAGGTACTTCGCTTCAGTTAGCTTCATTTTATAGAAATCATCCTTTACAAATTATATTTGTGAATTTTTTAAAGGCCAATTCACAAATATAATCATAACTCTATATATAGATAATTACAAACGGAGGAACACAATATGTTGTGGGAAAAGATCAAAAAAAGAGCAGACGAGCAAGGAATATCGATCTACAAATTAAGCAAAATTGCAGACATTCCAAATGCGACATTTTACAACTATCGCAATGGATCGGATCCGTCGTTTAAGAATATGTGCAAAATTGCCGACGCCTTAGACGTCAGCTTGGACTATTTCAGAGAGGAGTCATAAGCGAAATGATTAAGTTGAAAGAGCTGCGGAAAGCACGCGGAGAAAGTATAAGAGAGATGTCCGAGAGGTTGGATATACCAGCTGACACAATTGCAAAATGGGGGCAGGGTACACGGAAACCTAAGCTAGAAAAAATAATTCATATTTGCCAAGTTTACGGCATTTCATTAGCCATCTTAGCACCCGACTTATGGGAAGAGGTAGTTGGAGCGGTTGACACGATAGATCTAAAAGACGAACTAGATAAGCGTGAAGACGAAGCACGATAATAGCAAACAAGCTAAAGGAGGAGAGAAAGTGACATCACTAGGGATCATCATTTTTTGCATCATCTGCGGGCTCGCAGTTGAAATCAAGAAACTATTTGAGGAGGACTAGCAATGATAAGTAGGAAACTAAGTGAGATTGTAATGGCAATTCTCTTTGGGATGCTTTTAAAGACGGACAATAATTTCGTTGCCGTCGTAACATTGCTTGCTATGGGGATGGATTCTATGTGGATTCTGTTATCACATCCCGAGCTGCAAGACTAGGAGGCGATAGTCGTGATGATCGACGACATGCAGTGGGTCGAAAGCCTAAGTCCTGAAGCTTTAAAGCGGCTGGCAGAGCGGATGGGTGAGGTAGTACCCACATCAACACAACAGACAAAAACTGAACGACAAGAACGGTTGCTACAGGTAGGACAAGCAGCCGAGTTCTTGGGGATGTCGACAACGACTTTTTATCGAAAACGTGAAAAATATCATCGAATTTTTAAGCCACTGGAATGTGGCGAGCAAGGAACAAAATTCAGACAGTCGGACTTAGAACGACTGATTGAAGAACATCCGGAAGTTTTATAGAGGAGCAAGAAAGACGTGAAAACAGTAAAACTTAATTTCCTTGAAGAAAGACAGTTAAAACACGCTTTAAGTGATTTGTTGTACAACAACCTACCGAGTAGAGCCACCACTGAAGAAGAACAAGACCTATATCGAAGTAACACAGAGAATGCACTAGATATATGCGAAGCGCTGGAGTTTGACGATTTAAGAAAGGAGTATGACGAGAACTATGACGAAAGTTGGTGATGGAAGCATAAAAAAAGAGCCTACTGCCATAGGCTCAAATATAAAACACTTACAAGAAAAGTATAGCACAAAAATCGAGGACTGGGAGTTGATAGCTAAGGCTCATAAGCTGGCTATCGATACCTTTGATGAACCAAGGGATGAGTTCGAGATGAAAAATAATGCAGTTATTGTGTCACGCTACAAACTAGCACTCGATAAAATTGCATATTACAAAAGACTATTAGCGGAGGTTACAGATGAATAAGTACGAACCGTATCAAGTGATTAATGAAGAAACTGCAAGCATTGCTTTTTGGGCTATTGAACAAGAAGAAAAGAAACTTGCATTATACAAAAAACAGTATGAAGAAACACTGAACCTTGAGATGGAAAAGTATCAAGAGATGTTAGCGGAGAAAAAACAAGCTTACGAGAAGGTCTGCGAGGAACCTAACCGTAAGATTGCAAACTGGAAGCAGTCGTTAATTAACTTCATGGAAGCACAGCAAGCAACTGATTCGAATTATCGCTTAAAGACAGTTAACGGTAAGTTGGTTCAAACACACCCTAAGAAGTGGCATGTTGATACTAAAAAAGTAGGTAAAAGACTAGCCCAGCAACCAGGCAATGAAGCTTGGTTTGAACCACAAGCGCCGAAGTTCAAGTGGGGCGAATATAAAAAGAGCTTGCAGGTATTGGATAACGGTCAAGTAGTCGACAGCAACGGTGAGATTGTTCCTGATGTAACGGTTGATCGGACTGTTGAATACCATATTAGGAAGGCTTAGGCATGTTCACACTACGCGACTATCAAACTGAAACGATTGATAAAGTTTATCAATCCATGCGACAAGGCCACAAGCGGATCATCGTCCAACAACCACCACGAACAGGGAAAACTGTCATTATGGCTGAAATTGCTAGGCGGACGACTGGTAAAAACAACCGTGTGATGTTTGTTATCCACCGCAAAGAAGTCCTTGCTCAAGCAAAAGCGACATTTAAGCAGCAAAACGTTGATATGGGCCTAGCTACCATGGGCATGGTTCAGAGCCTAAGTAGGCGTCTAGACAACTTATCTCCGCCCGACTTAATCCTAATTGATGAAGCCCACCATGCCTTAGCTAAAAGCTACGTTAGAATCTTGCAAGCTTATCCAGATGCATATGTATTATTCTTCACTGCTACCCCAGTTCGAACCGGACATGATCAGTTGGACCAAGTGGCGGATGACATTATCGTCGGCAAATCCATCAAATGGCTAACTGATCATCATTTTTTAGCACCGTATAAGTATTACGGACTAGGCGATATTGATCGAACTAAGCTTAGAAAACGTAACGGTGACTATACGGTGGAGTCAATGGACCAAGCCTTAGATCGTAAGATTTACGGCAATATTGTCAGACAGTACCAACGGTTAGCAAATGGTAAGCAAGCGGTTGTTTACTGTCACTCCGTTGAAAGTGCCAAACGGGTGATGGCTGAATTTGAAAAAGCAGGAATTAGTTCTGCGGAAGTTGATGGTAACACTCCAGCTAAAACCCGTGATGACTTAGTAGCTAAATTTCGGCGTCAGGAGCTAATGATATTGGTCAACGTCAATCTGTTTACCGAAGGGGTGGACCTCCCCAACGTCGATTGTGTCATCATGGCCCGACCAACTCAATCACTAGCCTTATACTTGCAGTTCTCGATGCGTTGTTTGAATCCGCGAGAAGGTAAAACAGCAATCATTATTGATCACGTTGATAACTTCTTGACCTTTGGGTTACCGATTAACGACCGTGACTGGGAACAAGCTATCGTGACCAAGGATAAACGGACAAGTAAATCAACCGGCGATGTCGGACCGGCTATTACGCAGTGTCAGGAGTGCTTTGGAACGTTTTACCGAAGCGATATGAAAGATAGGTGTTGCCCGTACTGCGGGCACGAGATGAAGGCCGAAAACAAAGACTATAAAGTGGTCAATGTTGACTTGCAAGAGATTAAGAATGCAGAACTGGTCAAGCACCGTAAAGATATGGCGCAAAAGATTATTCAGGACAACTTAATGAGTAATATTGCTGGTAAATCACCCGGACAACTACGAACGCTTCAGGAATTTCAAGCATACGCTAAGTTACACGGGTTTAAGCCAGGCTGGGCCTGGTACCAATATAAAAATAGGAGGAAACATTAATGATTCAACTACCTAAAGACGAACCGAGAAAGCCCCAACCGGAACCACATAACTTCTTTATCTGGGGCGCAACAATGAGTGGTAAAAGTTATTTTGCTTCGTTTTTCCCTCATCCATTGTCACTTAATACAGATGGGAATGCTAAGCAGGGTAGTGTACCTGATATTCAGATTCGCAATATTCGCGGAAAAGATGGCAAACTAACCCAATCAGTTATTGAACAGCTTGACGGGGTTATTACTCAACTGCAAACTACGCCACATACATTCAAAACGATCTTAGTTGATGTGATTGATGATATTTGCGTAATGATTGAACAAGCCATCTGCATTGACAATAATGTACAGACATTGAATGATATTCCTTTTGGAAAGGGATTTTCAACATTCAACAGTATTTTGCAGAGATTTGTGATGGACTTGAAAGCTTTACCAATGAATGTGATTTATATCAGTCGTGAATTGATTATTACGGACGAAAAAACTAATACATCTGAAGCTGTACCATCACTGAAAACTAAATACTACAACATTGTTAACGGTAACTGTGACTTGGTAATTCATACCCAAAAGTTTGGTAATGATACTTACACGAGGACAGTGACAGATCGGCGAGCAAAGTACAAACCAGAAAATATTAAAGACGCACGGGTAAGAAAATTGTTAGAAACTTGCAACGGAATGTTTGAAAAATAGGAGGACAAATAAATGAGTTTAGTAGATGTTTATAAGAAAGCAACAGAAGGTTGGGACGCAAAGAATGATTCAGCACAACAACGGGATCAAGGGTTACCTGCTGGTGATTATGATGTGATCTTAGACTCAGTATCACACGCAACATATAAAAGTGGCTACGAATGCTTGCGGTTTGTGATGACTGTTTACCAAGGGGAACACACCGGACGCAAGGAATTCATCAATGTTAGCTTGGCTGAAAAGACAAAGGATGGCAGACCGATGCCAGACTTCGTAGTTAGTCAAAACATTCGTTATGTGGCCAAGATCGGGGCGCTGGTCGGCCTAGATATGAAGCCGGAATACTTCGATGGAGTTGAAACTGACCTCTATGAAAACTTCAATCAAATGTTTCGACCATGTGTGGGCAAGTCCTTAAAGATGACGGTTATTCTTCGACCAAATAAGGACAAAACTAAAGATCCCTACCGCTCATATGATTTTGCCCCCGGAGAAACTATCAGTACTCCGGATCCAGTGGCAGCCGATCCTGAAGTAACCGATGACGATTTGCCATTCTAAAAAATAAGTGGCAGTGACCGTAACCCACCGCACGGGTGAAAAGCCCGTTAATAAAGGAGCGATAACATGCAAAACTTGAAGAACTACGCCAAACAATATGCCGAACGTGGTTTCAGTGTTATCCCAACGATTGGTAAAAAGCCATTAATAAAGTTTGCGGATCAACCAATGCTAACCCCTAAACAGATTGATAAGTTCTGGACTAGGAATCCATATGCCAATATCGCGTTAAAAACTGATCAGTTCTTTGTGGTTGATGTTGATCGTCACAGTGATGGCGAGGATGGAACAGTAGCGATTAAAGAACTTGGTCATCCGGAATGGTTTAATACATTATGCCAAAAAACAGCACATGGCGGCTTTCAATTCTTTTTTAAAAAACCAGCCGAACGGATCACGCAAAACATTGGCTTTCTGCCTGGGGTGGATATCAAAGCACATCCTAATAACTACGTGGTAGTGGCACCAAGCACGATTGATGGGGCAGCTTACCAATGGTTAAACCGCAAACCAATGATTGAACCTGCTGGCGAGCTAATTCAACTGATTGAAGAGAAAAGCAAGCCGAAACTTAGTGATAAGCAACTGCAAACATACAACCAGGAAGGCATGCGGACACGGACAACTGAGCTGTTTGAACAGATCGTTAACGGATTGGGGCCAACCGGTGGCCGGAACAATGCCTTAGCTGTATTTGTGGGTGCATTATTGCTACGGAATGTTAAGACAAGGGCTGTTTTAGAATTGGCCCGCTTGGCCAATAGTCGGACTGAGTTTGCTCTATCAGATGATGAAGTAGTAACAACCGTTAATTCAATTATCAAGAAGCGAATCCGAGAAAAAGGTGGTGAAGTAATCGATGGGTAAAGTATTCGATATTAATAACGCCAACAAATTAGACCAGATGAATGCAAAGTCGGGGGAATGGACTGAGGATCTTAAAAAGAACAAGAGCGGGGCTATTAAGGCTAACTCACTGGTCAATATCGAACTAATCCTTGAGAACGATATCGAGTTGAAGAATACATTCAAGTTTAACGAATTTACCACTGAAATTGATGTTGTTAGACCCAATCCCCGTTTGCATTTTAAGACGGGACAGTTAGTAGATGCCTATATTGATCAGATTGCATCGTATATTGAACAGCATTCACAATATGAGGTGCTGTTCGATAATAAAAAGATTCGCAGTGCGATTACCGTTGTTTCGATGGAACACTCATACAATCCAGTTTTAGACTATTTCAATCGAGCCGTTAAAGAGTGGGATGGAGAGAGCCGTTTAGACACTGTGATGGAAGATTATCTAGGAGTATTGCCAGATGATACTAGTCGTTTAATCACGAAACTATTTTTTGTTGGGGCAGTGGCCAAAGCCCACAATCCACGAATGAAATTTGACTTTGTTTTGGATTTAGTCGGTGGTCAAGGAGCCGGTAAAACAACGTTCTTGCAAAAGATTGCCCCGTGCGGATACTACACGGATCAGTTCTCAACGTTTGATAACAAGGATGATTTCGCAGTAATGCGGCGGGCCTTGATTATCAATGATGATGAAATGACGGCGACTAACAACGCTAGTTTTGAAATTCTAAAGAAGTTCGTAACCCTGCAAGAGTTTGAATATCGTAAGCCATACGGTCACCAAGCGGAGAGATTTGCTAAGAACTTCGTGATGGCTCGGACAACCAATGAATTGTACTACTTGAAGGATAAGACAGGGGAACGGCGTTTCTTGCCCCTTCATGTCAGCAAGGCTCGCCAAAAACACCACCCTGTGACGGATTTAACTCCAGAATATGTGCAACAACTTTGGGGCGAAGCGGTGTACCTGTATCAGAATGGATTTGACTTTGGTTTAACTCAGGAACAAGAAATAGCATTGAACCAGCACCGTAAAGAGTTCATGTTTACCGATGAACTAGAAGATAAGATTGAGGATGCACTAGTTAATGAGTGGTCTGACAAGAACTTCCTGACATCTGAAACAATTGGCTTGAAGGTGGCACCAGGAATCGACTTGGTAAAGAGCCGCAAGGTGGCTAATCAGATCGCCAACATTATGATCAATCGGTTTGGTTGGCGTAAAGGGAGAAAGTGGGTTAATGGCGAAGCACGACGAGGGTACTTAAAATCCTGACACATCATGACACTAAATGACACTAAAAAACGCGGTAGTGTCATGCGTTGAAACGTTGTTATATCAATGATTGCTAGCTATTCCATGACACTATACCAGTATATTTTATAAAAAGTATGTAGGTAGTAGTAACCATGACAGAGAGAGGAACACGCCGAAAAAAGTTTTGAACGGCTAAAATAGTGGCTCTAGTGGCATAGCCTTAGAGCCACAAGGGATTGAGTACATGACACATTGAAAAAATAGTGTCATGTACTGTCATGCAGAAAGGGGCAAAGGATGGAATTTTTATAAATGAATCAACCAGAACATAAAATTCAAGACGCAATCCGCGTCGCTTTGTCTGCTGCTGATTGTACTGTATTCAGAGTGAACGCTGGACAAGTGCGACTACCAGATGGTCGCTTTTTTCAAACGGGCGTGCCAAAGGGTCATCCTGACTTGTATGGGTTCAGGTGGGCAGACAATAAGATTTTTTACATTGAAGTTAAGACGAAAACGGGACGACCACGCCCCGATCAGATTAAGTTTCATCATTTTTTGCAGCAAAAAAAGGTGATCCACGGCATCGCCCGATCACCAGAAGATGCAGTAAAAATTGTGTGTGAAGGTCTGGTGGGGTATGGATTCGAAAATTAAAAAACGGCACTATTTTTAACAATAGGGTCTGGAAAATCGAGTTCAAAAATAAAAAAATGGGGCTTTTTTAACGATAGGATTGAAGAACTGACAATGTTACCGAAAGAAATTATGGAAAGATTATACAAAGCGAAGCACGAAGTGACCGAAGCGTATTACTACTACAAACTTAGTAGCGAATTAAAAGCACCGGTTAGAAACGCTATGGAAGCCGAAGACGCTTTTAGTTTCGCACTAAAGTATATTAACGAAGCAATGAAATATCTAGATGAGATGGAACAAGTTAGTGGCGAAACGGAGGCTAACCATGAACATTCAAGCAATTAAACAAGTAATTGAATCAGCAAGTCTAAAAATCGATGAGTTTAATACTAAGGCTACAAACATGCGGACAGAAGAAGGTAAGAGTTTGTGTGAGGCCTGGGTTTATCTGTATAAAGCGGGGATAAAAGCATTGGTCGATAAATTCGGGGCGTATGATGATGCACTAAAGCCTGACCATTATGCTAACGGCGAGTTTGAGTTGTTTGACATGATGGAAGCAACATACCCGAAAGAGCAAGTTGTTGGCTTTTATAAACTAAATGCCATCAAGTACCTAACCAGATACCAACAAAAGAACGGAATTGAGGATCTGAAGAAGGCAATGGTTTATATTAAACGCTTAATCCAATTCGAAGAGCAGGGCGTACGGGTTAAGAAGGTGGGCTAATGGGCAAAATACCAAAAGAAATGCTACAAGCTACAGATCGACTGTATGCACGCTATGGAGCGAGTTACATGAAAGAAGCTCCGACTGATGATCCTGATGTAAAAGTTATCTTAAAGTGGCGATCAAAGATAGCGCGAGAAAAGGCCTGGAAAAGTGTGCAGATCAAGAAAGATCCCAAGAGCCCGATGAATCATAGGAAATTTCTTAGAATGGATTCTGAGCATCGGCACCGCTACTTAAGAGCTTTAAAGCATGCACATCCTGACTGGGATGACAAAAGAATTTGTGCATGGGTTGGAATTAACATGATAGAGTATTGGACTTATAAGAATAAACAGGCAGCGACGACAGTATATAAATATCTTATTTTTACAGAAACTGGCGACTTCATTAATGGATATTTCGATTTGGACGAGATTGGTCGCCTCTATGATGTAGGTAAAAAAACTAAGCATTTAACAACTTTAAAGGCAGAGTTAAAGCGTAAAGGATATATTTTAAGGAAAAGGTGATGGCAGTGATAACGTTGTTTCCCCGATTGGACGAAAAAGAAACTGCACGGGCAGTCCGTGAGTATTTGAAGGAAGATTATGCTAAGGTGTGCCTTGCTTTAGGTACGTCACCGAGTAGTCTGAGGTCACCGCAGATATCTGGTGAGCCACGGGGAACTGTCGCTGGCAATCCAACGGAGGACGGATTGATTAAGCTAATTGATTTGGATGTTAAAGTTAAGGAAGCATATCAGCGTTTAGAACGGCTTAATCAATCAGGAGCTAAGTTACTTTATCAGTGCTACTTACTCCACATCAGCCCTGAAACAATCGCTGATGAAAGCTATCGCTCCGTGAGATATATCCATGGAAAACTACAGACTGCTTGTTGCCAGTTTGCGTCATGCCTGGCTGACATCACAGAGAGAGAAGTAGATCTCAGAGTGTGGAAGTAATAAGGAAGTCTACCGAAATGGTAGGCTTTTTTGTGTCTGAATATAGCTTGACGGGCTATGATATACTCTTATTGAAAGGAGTGAAGTGCTATGGAAAGTATCGAATTACAAAAACCTTTAGCTGTAGCAAACTTTGTAATTGAAATTGCTAAGGAAAAAGGCAATCCAGTAACGAATTTAAAACTACAAAAGATATTATTTTTTTTACAAGGATACTTTTTGTCTAACTATGGAGCCCCTTTGATCGATGGAAGTTTTTCTAAATGGAGATATGGCCCTGTGGAAGAAAAGGTATATCAAAGTTTTAAAAATTATGGCGCAACTCCAATAAACAGCGAATTCAAAGAAGCAAGTATTGATAGAGGAATCATATATGTCAATCCTGTGAGAATGAATATTACTGAATTAAGTGACAATTTAATGAGCGAATTAAAGGAGTTAGTAGAAAAACTAATTAATATAGAGCCGTGGGAATTAGTAGATATAACTCATAGACACTCAAGTTGGAAAAACTATGAAGACGAAATTCATTCATTTGAAGCTGAGGATTATACAAATGAAGAAATTGAGTCATGCTTCATTGATAATGAAAAATTCCTAATCGGAGAAGAAAATGAAAAATGAAGAACTAGTAAGTGTGTTTATGAATTGTTTTATCGATTATGCACGTGACAGAACACATGAAAATAATCAAGTTAAAAATTTAAGAGAGAATCTAATTACATTGAGTAAACAAGAAGAGGCTTGTAGAGAGTATTCAGGTATAAGTGAGTTTATTTATAAACTGAGTAACGAAGATTTTCAATTGTTAAAAGTATTTTTTGACTTAGATGAGAAAAATGAAGGTTACTATAATGGTGCCATTGAACAGTTGACAAAGTTAACGGGTAAAGAAAAAACTACTGTTCATTACGAAAATCTAAAACATTTTGAGCGTCATGTGAAACTTAGTTGTCATCAGAGAGATTATATAAGTAACAATATCACGAGAGTATCTAAGGATATTGAAAATATTACATCGAAAGTAGACGAGGCCAGAGGTAAAGTTAGTGGTATCTACTCTGAATTCGTTGGAATACTAGGCGTTTTTACGGCATTATCGTTTGCGTTGATGGGTTCAGTACAAGTATTTGGTAATATCTTAAAGAACGTTAACAATCCAACCATGGGTAATATCGGTTATGTTCTAGTAGTTGGTGGATTATATTTGATACTCATTTACTTAATAACAATGACATTGTTTATTGCCATGAAGAAAGTATTTAATAATGATTCGAAGTATAAATTCGATGAGAGATTCACAAAAATCATTATTTTAGCATCTGCATCATTAACATTAGTGGGTGTGCTATTTGTTTGCGCACATGTATGGTTAAAAGTCTAGTTGGTTAACTAGGCTTTTTTTGTATAAATAGGTTGACTATACACTATATAACGTGTATCATAATAGATGTAAGGAAGAAAGCCTTACTAAATTAGGAAAGGAGTTAGCTATGATAAAAGAGGGCATAATAATAGCTCTAGCAATCAGCTACTTACTTGATAGACAGGTTGCACGCCGTAAATCAAGAGCAGAATCTAAAAAGCTAGAGCTAGAAAACATAAAACTGGAACAAAAGTTAAAGCGTAAACAATAGCTCCAGTAAAACCAGGGCGATCTAATCGCCTTGGTTTCATGTACCTCAATCATAGCATAAAAGAGATATGAGTTCATTATTATTCATGGTCTTAGCAGTTGCTGTGGTGGTTAGCGTATATTTAGATTTAAGAGTTAAAGCGCGATATAAGAAAGTTAAAAAACGCAATCAAGAGTTAAAGGATGTACTAAAAGATGACGACCAAATTAAGTGATGCAAAAAAGAAAGCTAACAAAAAATGGGACGACAAAAACAAGGAAAAGAAACGTCTGTACCAATATCGTTCCTATGCTAAAAAATACGTCAGAGAGCTTGCCAGCAAAAATGATCTGTTAGAATTAAAAGCGATGATTGAGGAACGATTAAGTCAATTATAA